GCTGCAAGTTTAAATCTTGATCCGACAGCACTACAAAATTTTATAAACAATAATCCAGTAACAACTCCCGCTTATGACGCGTTTATAGCAACTTTATTTGACGACGCAGACGGCTTCGCACAACTTACAGCCGCTGATGGAGCTGCTATAACCGCTGCTATAACAGAAAGTGGGTACGATATAGCTACTATAGCTGCAAGTTTGGGGCATACAGCAGCGGAATTACAGACTTTTATAGACACTAATCCAGTGGTAGAGCTAGCACAAGGGGGTATTATAGGTAGTCAAGGTTACTACCTAGGCGGCCCTACAGACGGCATGGCAGATGAAGTCTCCGCTATAATAGATAACTCCGAGCCAGCAGCACTAAGTGATGGGGAGTTTGTAGTCCCTGCGGATGTAGTAAGCCACCTAGGCAACGGTAATTCTGAGGCCGGAGCTGAAAACCTATATGCCATGATGGAAAGGGTGCGTACAGACCGCACGGGCAATCCAAATCAAGGTAGTGAAATCAACCCTAACAACTATTTATCCTAGGTAATAACAATGGCTACTTTTGAAGAATCGGCACTTTCTAGTTGGGCTGGACCTTATGTAACCGAGATGCTCGGTAGAGGGCAAGCGTTAGCTAATCAACCGTATACGGCTTACGAAGGTCCACTTACAGCAGGGCAGTCATCGTTACAGAACACCGCTTTTACGGGCTTAGGCGGGTTGTCTACTCCTACTAGTATGGGTGCGTATACTCCTCAGTCTTTTACAGGGGCAGGGTACGCTGCACCAACGACAGCTCAAGCGGCAGCGGGAGAAACAGGCGCGTATACTCCTGCTTCTGGCAATACTGTTCAGCAGTACATGACGCCGTACCTACAAGGCGCACTTCAACCTCAGTACGATGCGGCAAACCGCCAAGCTCTAATGGCCCAAGAAGCAATGAAAAGCCAGTACGGTAAAGCAGGTGCCTATGGTGGGAGTCGACAGGCTGTTGCAGGAGCAGAGTTAGATAGGGGCCTACTGGATAGGATGGCGGGTATTACAGGTACAGGCTACCAAAACGCGTTTGAGCAGGCGCAAAGCCAGTTTAATACCGAGCAAGACCGCGCACGGCAAGCCCAAGACGTGACTAACAGGTATGGGTTCGACGTCCTAGGCGCACAACAGACGGGTGGTGGCTTACAACGCGCCATCGAAGCTGAAGGTATAGCTGCGGATAGGGCACAATTTCAACAAGAGCGCGACTACGACAAGAGCAACGTCCTCTTTACGCAATCCTTGCTTAATGATTTGCCCTTAGAAGTCCAATCTTATTCGAGTACACAAGCTACTGGACTAGAGAATCTGGCAGGAGGGGCAGCAGGAGCTAAAAGCATCCTCGATATACTAAACCCCGGTAAGAAAACGCTAACCGACACTGAATCTCAAAATATGCAAAATCAGTATCAGGTATATTTAACTCAGGGCTACACGACAGCTCAAGCTATGCAAAAAGCTATGACTGAAGCTGGGCTATAATAATCTAAAAGGTATCAACATGAGCTACGGAATAGAATCACTAGTCCCGCCACAAAGTTTACAACAAGGTGTGCCCCAGCAAGATATGCCCCAGCAAGGTATGCCACAAGGCCCGCAACCTCGGCAGGGTATCCCTATGCCCCCACAAAACGACCCAAGCATGAGTGCAGCTATGGACTTGGCTACTGATGAGCTAGACGCTTTGGACCTAGACCCGCGCACTAAAGCGATGCTTAAGACTCAGGAAGCGTATGATCTTATGCAGTCTGCACAAAGAGAACTAGCAATGGCACAGCAACAGCCTGTGCCCCCTACCATTGAAGGTCAAAGAACTCAGCAAACTATGCAGGGTATTAGTGCTTTGACGCAGCAGCTATCTCCGGGTATCCAGCAGCAAGGCCAACAGATGGCTATGGCGCAACGACGCCCACCTATGCAGGGCCAACGCCCACCTATGCAAGGCCAACGTCCTCCTACGCCACAGCAACGCCCACCTATGCAGGGCCAACGTCCTCCTACGCCACAACAAGGTCTATCAGGAATGCCTGCGCGTAATATGATGAAAGCTGCACAAGGTGGTGTGGTTGGGTACGCTGGTCCTGATGGCAGTCAAGTGCAATCTCAAGCCCCACAAAGACCTATAGCAGGACAGCCAAGCGCAGCCGTTCCAGATCAAGCCGCGTTAGTTGCCCAATTCTTAGCTGCGTACGCTACTTTACAAGCTGACCTAAAAGCCGCAAAGCCGCAAGAGAAAGACCTTTTTCAACAGCGAGTACAAGACCTTATAGACACTACTCCTTCTCCTGTCGTTAACGCTGCTTTTGGACAAGGCATGGCTCGTGGTGGGATTGTTGGGTTTGCCGGTCCTGATGGCAGTCAAGTAGAGAGTAAGGGGCAAATGGGTAGTGGTAGAGGGGAGTTGAACCGCGCCAGACGCGAAGCGTCAGCCGAGGCTATGCGTAACAGTCCTGAGTGGAAGCGCCAGCAGCGCATTAAAGAGATCAGGTACGAAACAGGGGCTGATATGGCGGGAGCTATAGCCCAGTACGAAGCCGAACTTGCAGCAGGCGCACCCCCTAGCGTACAGGTCGAACGTACCCAACCAGCAGGAACACAGTTCCAAACTGATACGCGATCTCCACAACTCAGAGCTTTTCCCCAACGCCCCTCAAGTCTTATAGACGACAGCTCAGTTGGCATAGCCACAGGTGGTGCGGGAAGCCCACAAAGTGATATAGATGCAACCCTTAGCAGTATAGCTGCGCTTACAGTGCCAGAAACAAAGATTGAAGACTTGGCACGTTCTCCTTTGCGTGGTCCTATAGAGGAAGCAGCGTTAAAGAATATTAAACTTGACGCAAGTGCCCTATCAGAGGATGCGCGAAAAACCGAACAAGGGTTAGCTAGTCAAGCGTACGCTATGTCTCCTGAAATGAAAGCCGCGTACGCTCGTAAACAACAGGAAAGCGATGCCGCCTACGCTGCTCAGCTAGACCCTAAAAGGCTAAAAGATCAAAAGATTAATGCGCTTCTTGCGGGTTTTGCTACGCCGGGCGGTATTTCTACGAGCGGTATTGCCGCCCTTCAAGGCGTTACAGGAGTAGACACCACAGCAGCAGAACTTGGCCGCAAGCAATCGGAAGAACGCTTTGGCAGTGTTAAAGAAAGAGAAGGTATAAACAGAGAGGGCAGAATAAAAGGGTACGAAGCAGGTAGTAGGAAGGCGCAAGCCGTATACGAAAGAACCTCAGCTACGGTAAACCAAGCATCACAAAGCCTGTCTCAATTAGCTACTAGCGACGAAACCCGAGGACAAGCAGCAGCAGTTCAAGAGTATACAAGACAGATGGACGGCTTGAAGTTACAGCTTAATGTATTCTTACAGAAAGAGAAGATAAGCCAAGATGATAGGAGAAATCTCCAGAGAATTGTGGCCGATATGCGAAATGCTCAAAGCGATATAGATAACTCTATTACTGACATACAAAACTCTATGATACTGTACGACGCAGATGAAAAAGCAGCGGCTGTACCGTTAATACAAGCCGCAAAAGCTCAAAAAGACATCATACAACAGCAGATAAATACGACGCTTACGCGGCTTGGAATTGGCGTAGCTGTGGCACCGTCTGGTGGGGGCGGAGACGTTATAGACTTTACGGACCTTTAGTCGGAGAAACTTATGCCTGTAGTTAAAGTACCCGACGGTAGATTAGTTAACTTTCCAGACGAAATGCCTAGGGTAGAAATAAAAGCCATAATCTCGGCAAAGTTCCCTGATGCCTATCCCACTGCCGCCGAGCCTGAAGAAACCTCACTACTGGGGTACGGGCTTGAAACTGGTAAGGCACTCCTTAGCGGTACTGCGGGACTACTGGAATCGGCGGCCACCGGTGCTGCGTTTGTCCTACCTGAAGAAGCAGAGCAAGCTGCTCGCGCTCGTATTGCCGAAATTGGTGGCGGAGTGCAAGACTTCCTAGCTACCGATGAAGCCTACGAAGGCACCTATACAGACCTTATAAAAGGCGTAGGTTCTACCCTACCCTTCCTTGCCGCTGCACCTTTTGGTTTTGCTGGTCTTGCTGCGGGTGCCTTTACAGGTATTACAGCAAATGCAGGTGAAGCTGCCCAACGTGCCGAAGCTGCCGGAGCTACTGAAGAAGAGATAAGTAAAGCTGCTGCTCTAGGTACAATTCCGGGCGCATTGGAGATGTTCGGTCCTGCTAGGATTGTTAAGCGCTTTAGAAAGGTACTGGGTAAGAACGCAGACGAGGTAGCAGAAGAACTTAGCGGTAGCATTGTTAGAAAGATTTCTGACGCTGTAGAAAGAGCGCCGTTAGGGCGTGTTGGCAAAGCGGCTATTGATGAAGGTATACAAGAAGCTATTACTGAAGTAGGTCAGAACCTTATTTCGCGTGGGGTGTACGACCCAGAGCAGGGTACGTTTACCGGGACTGGCGAGTCGTTTGGTCTAGGTGCTGGTGTAGGTGGTCTATTACAGGGCATCGCTGAAGCTATCCTTCCGGGTCGCCAACGCGGCGCTGCTAGAAAAGCTGAAAAAGCCGCAGAGGAAGAAGCAGAAGAAGCTCAAGCTGCCACTATAGAAGCTGAAGCCGCTGCCTCAGAAGAAGCTATGGCCCCCGTACTGGTTGACGAAACTCGGGATATGTTCCCAGAGGAACGCGCAGCAGCAGAGCAAATCCAAGGTCCAGAGCCAGAGCGTTTGCTTGATGTAGAAGAACTTGCTGATGTAACTGAAGAAGACCCCATCCAAGTAGAGGCAGAAGCTGCTGTACAAGCCCGTTATAGTGAGGCACCGCTGAGTCCTGATGCGTTCGCAGCAGAAGTAGCTAACGAAGTAAACGGAATACGTAGTCGTGAAGTTGCGCCCGCACCCGCCACTCCAGAAACAGACTTAATTGCAGACCTAGAAGAGACCATACAGACGGAAACGTTGGTAGACGAGGACGAGTACGCGGATATACAAGCGGAAGAAGATGCGGCCAAAGTTAAACTAGACGCTGCGGTTACCCAAGAACTTAGCGCAATAGAAATAGCCGAGCGCGAGAATGTACTGAAAGATGTACAGCAGCGCATAGAAACTCGCCGTGCCGAAGAGACACAAGCCAAGAGAGGCCCGATACTAGCGGCTGTACTCGAAGCAGATACAACTAGCCAAGTTAATACTGAAAGAGCTTTTTCTAATGCGCTTGCTGAAGCGGGTATAGCAGACACCGCCCCTACAGAAGCCGAACGACAGGCCATAACCCAGAAGACTTACGAGTTAACGCAACAACGTCCCGAGCCTGACGTGGTAGAACCTGTAGTAGTAGCAGATGGTACGGGCGTAGAGGCGTTAGAGGCTTTAATCCCAGAGGCGGGAGCTAGGCAAGCAACTACAGAAACCCCCGCACCTATTACACCTGTTACCCCAGAGTTCTTTGACAGCCTTGGTATACCCAAGAGCGCGCCTATACGCCGAAGAAAAGCACTACAGGGCAAAGACGTTAGCAGCCCAGAAGTGCAGGAAGCTCTACAAGCTTTAATAAAGAACCCGAAAACGTCTTATCAGACTAGGGCAAACTTACTGAATTACCGTGCGTTTGGTGAAGTAGTTCCACCTACTGCCCCTAGAACTTTTACTACTACACCTCAACCTCCTGCACCTACTACGGCTATGTCCAATACGGATGAGGAAAAGCTAGCTAGGCAAAAAACAAAAAAACTTCCAAAGCGCGGCAAATACACACCGTCAGCGTCTATGGCCTACTACCTACAGAACACTTCGGATACAGGAACACTTGTTAACGACGTATTGCTTAAGTCTCTACCAGATCAAGCACTTCGTGCTATAGCTTTTGAAGCGGCGTACCCGGTTTCATTAGAGAAGGCTTCTCCTAAAGACGTGGCTAAGAAAGAAATAGACCGTTCGACCGCTGCAACAGAATGGGTAAAGAGCAACCTTAGTCCTGAAGCAAACACTAGACTAGCCAAATACAAAGCGTTCTATGAACGTGCCGAGAATAAAGGCGACGCTTTCGTAGAAAAGATAAACGAGCAACAGGAGCTTGACCGTGCAAAACCAAAGTCAGAGCAAGACGCAACAGTAACTCAGTACAAAGAAGCGGAAACACAAATAACTGAAGATGCTGAAAATACGCTTAGGCGGGAAGCTACCGAAGAAGAGAACAAAGCACAGGCAGCAGCTTTTGTTTTAGACACTGAGTTCTTAACCGACACCGAAGCAAGTGCGCTTACTCAAGAAGTACTACAGAGCGAGTACGCAGAGACAGTAGAGAAAGACAACCTACGCTTGGATGCTGTGGCTGCTACTATGCCTTTAGCTTCGGAGTCGGTTAACACCAAGATACTCGATGGGGACTTAAAGGGCGCGCTTATGCAGATTGCCGCTGATAGCTCTAATCCTGAAGTACAACGAACAGCTAAGATATTATCTCAAGCTATAAAAGACACAAAGGTCGAGTTTGTGGACGGGTTAACTAGTCCACGGGGAGATCAGTTTGCAGGTCAATACACCGCTTCGATGAACTTAATTGAAATAAATATGGATACGCCGTTAAATATCCATACAGTACTGCACGAAGCGGGACACGCGGTTACTTCTAAGACATTGGACAACAAGGCGCACCCGGTCACTATAAAGTTGAGTAAGTTGTTTAACGAGATTAAGGGCAAGATACCGAGTAGTTACGGTACTGAGACACTAAAAGATTTTGTCGCTGAGGCCTATACCAACACCGAATTCAGAGCCATACTAGCTTCGCACATCTCTTCTGGGTCTAAGCTAACTGCATGGCAACGTTTTACTAACGCGGTTAAAAGTTTGTTTGGTATGCCCACTACCCCAGTCCAGAACATGGAGCAAGAAACTGTAGACTTCATAAACTTGTTAATGGCAGAAGCCATCTCTACTCGTGATGCTACTACTGTACCGGGGGCGTTAGCGGACAATGACGCAGCTCGTGCTGTGTATGAAATGATGGGTGGGGGCACAGCTCTTGCCAAGGTAAAAACACTAGCCGATTCTAGGTTACAAATATGGGATAACGCAAAAGAGTTTACTGCTAAGCAGCGCATGAGTGTTATTAACGCTATGACGCTAGATAACTTAATAGACCTTCTTGACGGTAAGTTGCCTTCTGCTATTGAGTTTCAAGAACTCATAAGAGAACAAGACGGGCTACGTCAAAGATTAATGAAGGACTATAGCGGCAAGCTAAACGACTTTAAGGCTGCGTTTAAAGGTGACAGTAAAGCGCTTGGTATTTTTAATAGCCTAGTAGGACGCAGTACTATTGAGGAAGTAGACCCCACTAGAGATAGAAGCCGCTACGAGAAGTTTGGGTATAGCTACACCTCTGTAGATGGCAAGTTTGTAGAGAAAATTACTTTTGCTACTGCGGCTAAACGTGATGAAGCTGTAGCTGCTTTAGATAGAACAGATGTGCTTGGAGGAGTTAAAAACTTAAATTCTACTCCAGAGCGTCTTGTTGAGTACGATGAAGTGAAGCGATTGTATAACTCGCTAACTCCTGCACAAAAAACTACATACAAAACGATGCGGGATATGTACAAGGATATGAACGAACAAATCCTTGGGGCGATAGATGCAAAGTTAAACGCGTTGGACTTAGAGGAAAGCGTTAAGGCTACTGTTAGAGAACAAGTTTTTAGGAAGATACTTAGCTCTGGTGTTATTGACCCGTATTTTAAACTAGATCGTACAGGGGACTTTTGGGTTGAGTGGGATTATAAAGATGCTGATGGGCAAGTTGTCTATGGTGTAAGCGCACATCCAACTTCCGGTGCTCGTGAGATAGCTATCAAACGATTGGGAGAAAACGATGCAGTAGTTGACTCGTCTATAAAACGTAAGCCCCGTCCAGATATAAACGCTAAAGGGGTTAACGTACCTACTGCCTTTCTAGTTGACTTGCTTGACGAACTTAAAAAGCCAATCACTATTACGGAGAAGGACGGGACGGAGCGTCAAGTTTCAATACCGCAAGAAGCTATAACGCTTGTTAACGACGTACTGCTTAAGTCTTTACCAGAACAAGGTTTAGTACAGGGGCATCAAGAACGTAAAGGTTTAGCAGGCTATGAAACAGACGCTATCAAAACGCTTGAAGATTCTTTCCCTTTAATGATTAACAGCTTGGCAAATCTTTCTTTCGATGTACAGTTTGCAAAAATTGCTAAAGCGATCAATGAAGAAACTGAGACAGGAGACAACGCAGGTAATCGGTTAGTACAGGACATAGCTATAGCTATGGTAGGGGATAGCGGGCAAACTGATAATCAAGTAGGTAAACTACCAAGCTATCTGGAATTTGTTAGGAACCCAAACCTACCCAACTGGGCACGTATGCTACGCTCTTCTTCTTTTGTTTATACACTAGGCTTTAACGTATCCTCTGCTGCGGTCAACATGTCCACACTACCGATGGTCGTAGGCCCACTACTGTCTGGTAAATTCGGTGGAATTAAAGCTACTTCTGCAATGACGCGCGCTACTAACGCGTACATGCGGTCGTTTGGCAAAGTTACGCGTGAAGGTATTAACAAGGACGGTGACTTAGGCGACGTAGATGAGTTCGGTGGATTTAGCTACACAAACGAAGGGGGCGGTCCACTTGGACATCTTATTGAGCGCTTAAAAGCGACGGGTTTAGATGCGCGCACTATATCTGCTGAAAACGCCGATTACGAAAACCCAGCCGCACCAATCTTAAATAAAATAGCTTACGTATCTAGTTTTATATTTAATCATTCTGAACGCGCTATTCGACAAATCACTGCGGCAAGTTCGTACATCTTAGAGGTAGAAAAAGCCTACGCCAACGCTAACAAAGGCAAGCCTGCTAAAAAGATAGAAGCTATGACAGACGCAGAGCTAAATAAATTTGGACCGGAAGCAGCGATAGTGGCTACTAATTTTATGGAATACGCCAACAGCTCCGCGCTCCTCGCTACCGCTCCTCGTTGGGCGCAGACTGGACCGGGCGCTATCATCTATCAATTTAAACGCTTCCCTGCTCAAATATTGTTTATGCAAATGCGAATGCTTGGGGCTATAACTCGACAGGCTAAAGGGGTAAAGCGTACACCAGAACAGATAGAAGAAGATCGTGCTTTGCGTAATGCGTTTATCTATATGAATGTTACTGGCGGGGCATTGGTTGGCGTTAAGGGCATCCCGTTCTACGGACTAGCTGCTATGATTGCTAACATGTTCTTAGACGAGGACGAGGATGACGCAAATACTATAGTAGCTAAGACAATAGGCGACGGTTATTTCTATGGCGCGGTTGCCAAATACTTTGGCACTGATGTAACAGATCGTGTTGCCCTAACTAACTTAATGATCCGCGATAAAGGTAATTACCGTCCAGAAAGTACTGTTGAGCATATACTAGAGTCCTACGGCGGTCCTACTGTGGGTATAGGTATGAGGCTAACTGAGAGTTTCTACCGTATCTTCCTTGATGACAATCCCAGAAACAATCAACGCGCTTGGGAAGCAGCACTGCCAACCGCTTTTGCTAACTTTAAGAAGGCAGCGAGGTATTCGACTGAAGGTTACGAAACTACACGAGGCGATTCCATAGTTGGAGAAGTTACGGTAATGGATGCGATTAGGCAGGCAGCAGGTTTTACTCCTGCTAAATTCCGTGCCGCACAGGACAAACTAGCCAGAGACCGCCGCGTACCAAATGGTATAATAGAGATACGTGGTGGCCTAATGGATAGGTTTTCTTACGCCTTTGACCTCAAGGATGAAGCAGAGAAAAAAGCGATCATAGAAGAGATACAAGCGTTCAATAAGAAGCACCGTAATGCTGCTATACAAGCGGACAATTTAATTCAGTCACTTAAAACTAGAGCTAGAGGCTCTGCTGTTGCAGCAAAGCTTGGTGGTAACGTAGCGCAAAAGCGGTTTATCCAATCCCTCCTAGAGTCAAGACGCCAGTACGGCGAAGAACTGTAGGCAAAAAAAGCCCCCAACTAGCGGGGGCTAAATCTCTGTACGGACACGGAGAATGATGAACTGCTATGGTAACACGAACTCCATACAACTCCATACAACTCCATACAGCTCTATACAACTCCATACATCTCTAATTAATACGCCATACACGCACGCCATACTTACCGCGCTCTACACAAACACGTTGTGTTATATCACTCTTAGCCAGCTCGCCTGCTTCTAGTATGTGATCAACAGCCTTCTTAGTATTGATGCAGGGTATAAAGACCGACGCGCCCCGTACAAACTTTTGCCAGTTAACGACGATCCTAACTCCATCAGGTGATATATCAGTCAGCCGTACCCGCATCGAACCCTTCCTCTCCGGCAGTTAAGTCTTTGCTCCACGAACATTCAATTACATGACTAGGAGGCAGTACCATCTTAGTGCCTTTACCTAGCCGCATCTTAGTTGATTTGCCGTTCAGTTTTATAAAGATAAGCTCTTTAATAGCCTTGTAGTGGTGTTGGTGCTTTACACACCATGCCTTTAATACTTTAGGTACTATGTACATCTTGTTGATGTCGTACTCAACGCGCGCTGCCCATTGGTATAGGGGCGTGTCGCCCGGACGTAACTCAAGTATATTCTCTAGCTCTGGGTCTCGTGCGTCATCAGTACTCTTTACACGCAAGATACCGCGTGGGTGGTCTGTTAAAAAGTTAGATAGTATGTCTTCTATATCTATGTTCATGTCATCTAAATCCATCTTTAATGCCCTCAGTTTCTTTAACATCCATTTGTACAGCCCGTCTAAATCCCAAGAGATAAGGCCAAGTTGTTGAGCTATCGTGCAGCCTGCAAATACCGTAGCGCATTGGGCAATCCAGTGACGCTCTTGTGTGCCAAGCTCTGCATCTGTCATCAACATAGTTCTAGTATCAGAGACAAGTTTCTTTACCGCCGATAAGTTTTGTAAAACATGTGTTATGTATATCTGCCCTGCGTGCCCGTAGTTAGCAGCTAAGTCTTCGTTGAGTGAGTTAGCTTTTATAGCTTCTTCTGTAGTGAAAAGTTTTTTAATAGCAGTAGCTTCTATAACTCTACCTGACTCTCCTTTTGGTGAAGCCCTATACTTACTAGCAATTTCTACTATACTGCTGTTGCCAGAAGAGCCGCAGTTTAAGTTCCAAGGTTCACCTCTAAACCTTTCAGAGTTCTCGCCTTTGTTGCTCATTCGATTCTTCTGCATACCGTCGCTAATTGCATAGCAGAAATCACTAGCAGCTTCGGGACCGTAGTTAGAAACTTCGTCTATATATAGCACTACATCTTTAAGTATCTCTGCGCGATTCCATGCGGAGTTAGGTGTATCTTTGCCTATCAGTACTAGTTTCTTAGGATTGCCCCAGACCGAAGCCCCTCCCCACATACCCGTGGTCTTACCTATACCTGTTTCACTACTCGTCAGGTGAAAGATCGCTCCAGAGATACCGGGCACGAAGTCCATTAACGGTGAACCAAAAGATAGACCAAACATCATCTGGTGTTCTTCAAAGCCGGGTTGATTGTAGAATTCTGTAACACGTTTCCACCCTTCTAGTGTGCCTTTCTTTTCGAAAAAAGATATGTACTGGGCGGTACGTGAACCCGGCGGGTTGAGACCCACATGAGAAGCAAAGACTTCCTTGTCACCTAACACGAACGACTTGTTATCTTCCGTCCAACCGAACTGCGTCTTAACTACAATTATAGAGTCATCCATCAACTCTTCGATCCAAGCGCCTATGTACCGCATAAGTTTCTCCGCGTCCTTAGCTAAAATAAATATGTCGTTCTCCCCCATAGCTTTGCGAAAACCATCTGGAGAGGAGAGGACAACACTAGCAATAACGAAAGTACGTATACCTTCTCGTTTTGTATGATGAGTAAACTCGTAACACGGGCCATCTATCGGGTCGAACATACGTTTAGAGATATATAGGTCACGTTTGTATATCTCCTGCTCGTCTATGTTACCGTCTTTATCTCTAACCTTTACCCCTACACCGCCCTCACCTAACCTTATATATGGAAACGGATAGGTAGGGATAGTATGTTTCTTTGTCGGTAGGGTAGGTGCTGCTATTTCATCATCGCCTTCGCCTACTACTATCTCTTCTGTTGGCGCTATCGATACTTCTACAACGTTGTTTTCTGCTTCGCGTAGCTCTCTACACAACGTGATAGGAGTTTTAATTTTGTTCTTGTGTGGGCATTCCTTACACCCGCTAGGGTTATCTTTCTCGAATGTAGCGCACAAGTGTGGGCTATCGATAGAAGCAGCAACCTTCTCTGTCTCTTCAAAGCTATAGTCTTCGTACTTCTTAGAGATAAGGTGTATAGCTTTTTCACCATCTACGTCACAGTGTTTAGCTATCGACAAGACGTGTAGCCATTCAGGATAGGACATCTCGTTAGGTTGCGTAACGGCCTTGTAAATCTGCGCGCACCCACTACCGTTTACAGTTTTAACAAGCAAGTTAGAAAACTTTTTAACGTACTTGTCTTGCCCAACTGCCCTAGCCATATCTCTAGCATCTTCATCAGAATGTGATCTGCTAGAGATCACTGGTATCAACTCTATTGGTAGCAGAGAAGAGAACTCTTGTAGGCTAACGGCTGCCTTTGCTGCAAGCAATACCTTAACTTGTTTAGGGATAGTGTCCTTAAAGTTATGCGTGGTAGGTACGCGTAAGATGCGCGCTGCGTCAGAAGTAACCGAAGGGTCAATCTCTAGCCCGTCCTGAAGGCACGCTTCCTTAAGACTGTTTGCAACAGGGAGCCATTCTTCTCTAGTACAAGGTTTGTCTAACGCCCAATAGACATGCAGCCCATAGCCTGAGTCAACTACAGTTGGTCGAGGTATTTTATATTTAGTATAGAACTTGCGTAGAGCAAGTACCGCTTCTGTCTGGGTCTGATATGGTTTACCTTCGCCGCAGTCTATATCAAGAAAGAGAGCTTTTATCTGGCGTACATTAGCCGCTTTACGGTTAGTGCCTTCCACAAAAGTGCTTAACGCAAAATAAGCGTCGCGTCCTTCTAAATCAAAGTTAACTGCGGTTTCTGCAACAGCGTCTAAAGAACTGTAGAATTTTTGTATTACCTTCCCGTCTTTAAACCCTGCTACACAATAGTATCCTTCAGTGCCCAATACAGTACTTAGAAACTGTTTGGCATTCATAATTTATCCGTACGTCAGAGAGGTGCGGGTGCCCGAGGACACCCGAATTATTCTAGTCATCAAACTGTTCAAGCAAAGAAGCTAAATCTACTTCTTCTGGCTTAGGCGTATTCTGTTTCTTTTTAGAGACTTTAACCTTTGGTTCTTCAATGGTCTCTTCCTCCCCTACAGCTTTTTTGCCTGTATCAAATACAGCATCGAGTTCTGTGCCAGACTCAGTATCGTTCTGGGTAAAACCTTCTTGTGTGTCAAACGGAGACGCCGCAGTGTACTCCTTATACTTTATAACTTGCACTGCGCGTAAGCGTAGAGACACTCCATTGCCCATACTTCCGTTATAAGAAACTAGTTCTAGGAACAAGTTTATCGTACTACCTGAACTAAGCTGGAACGCAGGGTCTAACGGACTATTGCTAGCGTCGTAGTGCTTAGGAGGGTTTGTCGGTCTACCATCAAATGAAGCGGGTAGCTTAGCTTTCCCTACAAACATCTTGTCCTCAGTTTTTGTAAAGGGCATTGTTAAAGCAGGCCATGACGCTTCTTTATCTTCTTCATAAGCCTCAGCCATAGACTTAAAAATAGCTTTAGCTTGCTCTGCTGTCATTTTAAAATTGACTTGGTACGTAGCCCCTTGAGCTGTAGCAGAGCATGGGACACTTGCCCCTTGCTTGTTCTTCCCACCCTGCCGATCAAAATGGTAGGGTTGGTCTAGCTTTGGGTAAAGGGCTTCCACATTATTTAGCATATAAGTTGGTTTGGGCATATTCGTATTCTCTTTTAAGTTATTAAAATCGCATCAGCCAGTAAAGGCTAAGTTATGGTTCAGGTACTACAGGTACTACAGGTTTTTTATGTACACCCCCTCGCCTTGGACAGTACTAAACACGTTGTCCGTACTAGGGCTATCATCTACATAGGAGTTCGGGTTAAAGGTAGTTAACTTTTTAGTGTTAGGGTCTTGCTGTGCGCTTTTTACTAAAGCTATTTCCTCTTCTTCTAATACACGAAAGGGTCTAAAGCATATCTTAGGCGTACTGCTATCCTCATCAAAACTTAGCTCTGTCATAACGTAAGATAGTAGCGCGCCTTGGTCGTCGATTAACCGCGCATAAGTTTGTAGGCCCCTCTTCTTTCTGTCATTACCAAATACACTTGTTGCGGGTAAAGGTAATTGACATATCTGGCTAGGTTGTAGGACTCCCTCTCTATCGACTAACATTACAGCAAGACGTTGTTGGTACCGGCACGCTCTTGAAGACCCGTTGCCTGAACCCTTAATATTTTGAGGACAGTTAAAGCATGTAGGTGACTGTCTGTTCTGCGCCAGTACTGGTGGAGCGGGAACCCCTGTGCCTGCATCTGTAGACCAACACGTTGGTGCCTTACCTTTCCCTTCCGTATACGCTTCTGAGTAATACATCCGCGATACAGGCGCAGCTTTTAAGATAACAACTTTAAGAGGGTCATCTCCCAGCTCTTCCACCGTGTCGCCAATCTTACGAAACACACTTTCACGAATGCTTAGGCGTAGTACCTTAGATGGCTCTGTAGCATCAAAGACTTCAGTTTCTACTATAGGCTTAATAGCAGGGGCTTCAGGTGCAAGCTCAGCGATCAAGGATTCAAAAGGGTCTACGTCGCCCTCACTATGGGTCATACGTATTCGTCCTCATCAAATACTAGGTCTAGCTGTTCGGTAATTTGGTCAGAGTTTTCAGAAGGCGCTTCTTGTTTTAACGCCTCAACTACTTCAGCGATATTAAAACGGTAGGTATACCCTACTTTTATATATGTAGTTTTAGGTATAAATCCTTTATTAACCCACTGCCTAATGGTGCTGACCTTTACAGAAAGGTGTTCGGCAACTTCCTCTACAGGAACATAACTCTCTAGCTCACTCATTTTTTTCTCCGTACAGTGATTGTGTACTCGGTATCCGCGTTCAACCCCGGCGGATGTAGATCGGGGTTCTCCTCAAGAAACTGCTTCATGTTGCCTTGGTGTAGCCGTTTCTCTAGTAAATCTACCGCCTCGTTGTCCACGATAAACTTGTTCATTGCCTCCCAGTCACTAGTCCAAAAGCGGCTCTTCTGTGAGCGCCAGAACGTACCAGAAGTAGTTTTCACAGACTCAACCCCGCTGTCCTTACAGTAGGCTAGTAATTCTGCTTTTACCGTGTCCAAGTAGATGTTTAACTCCTTTTCCTTGGTCGCAAACTCAGTAGCGAGTTCAACCTTCTGATCACGTATCTTCACGTATACAGAAACAAGACGGTCAAGCGTTCCCACAACAGTGTCTGTCATGTTGGTGTTCTCCATGTTATAGTTATGTTCTATGTAATATAGTGGAGTTTAATCTATAGTTCAAGTATATCTTGATATAAATCTATCATCTTTGTATGTACGTTTATTCTCTCGTCTAGCATACGGTAGATTCGTTTCTCTACCGGCGCTCCTTGTAGCTGCACGACAGTGCATGGATGCGTCTGACCTGACCTGTGTACCCTCGCGTTTGCTTGAGCGTAGGTCTCCAGTGAAGAGGTTGGCCCCCACCACACGATTGTATTAGCTGCTGTAAGTGTTACCCCATGTGCAGCAGCTTGAGGTTGAATGATCAGAACACGAGGGTCAGAGGTCTCTTGGAACTGCTTAAAGATAACTGTGCGCTTGTTGGCGCTCACCTCACCCGATATAACGGCATTTGTAATACCATCTTTAGTTAATTTTTCTTTAAGGATACTTATGACATGTTTAAAGGGCACAAAGATTAACACCTTTTGGCTCGACTCATCTATAACTTCACGCAAAACTTTATATCGGTTCTTAATATCAAACTCTACTGTCTCGCCAGTATCGGTATAGACCGCGCCACATGAAATCTGTAACAACTTGTTCATGGTAACTGCTGCATTAGCTGCGGTAATTTGCTCACCCCCTGCAACAGCCATCATTTGCTTACGTAGAAGCTCATAGTATTTCTTTTGTTGGGCCGTCAGAGCTACCTCACGTTTAACGTAAGTCATTTCCGGCAAGTCTAAACACTGTTCTTTAGTGAAACGTATTGCAGGTTGTAAGGCATCAAACACTATGGTCGTTGCGTTAGGCTTCGGTGCCCACTTGAACTGCGTAATCTTGTGCATAACCATTTCACGAAACGCTCCGAAAAACTTAGGCACTTGTTTAGGGTTAACTATTTTAGCTAGGCCGTAAGCATCTACGGGTGATTGAGCAGCAGGTGTACCTGTCATTAACCACAGCCATGTGTGGGGTTGTATAATACTAGCAAGTACTTTCCAACGTTTAGACTGTGCGTTCTTGTAGTGTGTTGCCTCGTCTATAATTAGTAGGTCAAACCCACCCGCTGCAATCGTGTCTTTGACAATCTCCACACCATCATAGTTAATGATAACGTACTCAGCATCGCTATCTATTATCTCTTGGCGTTTCTTCTTAGCCCCATGTGCGATGTCTACAGTACGGTGCATAGCAAAATTAAATAGGTCAGCACGCCAAGCAGAATCCATAATAGAGAGAGGGCAAATAATAAGCACCCGCTTAATTATTTTCTGCTGTAGTAAGAAGTCAGAGGCCCATATAGCCGACGCAGTTTTGCCTGTACCTTGCTCGTTAAAGCAGAAAGACCTACGGTTCATAGTTAAAAAGGAGGCTGTAGTTTTTTGATGATCAAAAGGTTTATAACGTCCGGGCCAATCGTACTTACCTAGAATAGGTGATGGTACGTCACGAATGTTTAAGTTACGCAGTACCGTAGCCTCATCTACCCCCCATTTAACTAAGACATTATAGGCACCCTCGTTAACTAATCGGCTATTAGGTATAGCTGCGGTCACTTTTTCAGGATGGCGAAGCCGCAGAGCTAAGCCTCTGTTGTCTACTATTTGCATGTCATATCTCTTGTTACTTACGTCTTGCTGAAGGTTTCTTAACTTTACTGTTAGTTATTTTACCTCCAGTTTTTGCGGTAGCTGTTTTCTTACGGGGCTTACGTGCTCGGTTAGTACTGGAGTTTTCTATTGTTACACCGTCGGCGTTACTGCCGCCTCTACTCAACGCTACGTTGTGACTAACGTCCTTGCCCTCGCGCTTATCAGCCTTACCGTTGTTATTTTTATCCGCTCCTTCTCTGTCAACCTTACGTCTAGCCTCCTGCCGCTCCATCCTTGCCGTGAACGCTGGACTCCCAACAGGGCTGTTTACTTGTTTCTTTCTCTTAGTTGCCATCTCTATCTCCTTCCGTTATGCGAACATTCCAACACTATACAATGAGCGCGGCAAAGACCTGTAGGCTTGGGGTTCCATACATCTACCTCAAACGCTTTCTCTATCTTGCCATACTCGGCTAACCACTTAGCCCATAGCTCGGACTCTCGGTCTATGCTATAGGTCTCGGTAATGAATACGTTACATACAACAAATAGCAGTCCCCCCTTTACTACTTTAACTTCGGGGTAGTGCTTAAACACAGCCAACGCCATTAATTCTAGTTGACCTTTATCTGCGTACTTAGCAGACTTCCCTGTCTTATAATCTATTACCTTAGCTACACCTGTCTCTCTATCTAAAACAATAAGGTCAGCTACACCTCGAAACCATACAGCGGCATCGAAGAATCCACAGGGTTCAAGGTTCTCAGTCAAACCCATTTTTAATTCACAGAGTTTCTCACCCTTCATACCTTTAATTTTATCTAGCGCGGCTAGGGCGTAGTCAAACCTTGGGTCTAGTTCAGGTACGTCACCGCGTACATATACTTCTGCCGCTGCGTGAAACTCATTACCGTAAAGGATAGCTTCGGTATTAAAATCTTCTTTGTAGTCCTTAGCTACCTTAGTGTGGTAATACTTCTTCGGGCACTGATCGAACGTTTTTATGCTGCTAAAAGACCATGCGGGTTTACCCATGCTGTGCATTCTCCGTAGTTTTTACCTGTATCAACGTCACCAGTCAGGGGCAGACCAGCCGCCCAATCGGGTGTCCATCGCATACATTTAGCGACGTAGGACGCTGCTTCGTCCACCTCTTCGTCACGTACACAGCATATCACAGAGTCATGTACGGTAAGTAAAACACGGTACTTCTTTGAAAGCATTAGCATTTGGTCTGACATCACACAACGAGCTATAGCTTGGCATACGTTCTCTATAACTTTACCGCCGTAGATATTAACTCTACCTCTGCGCGTCTTGTACGAGAACTGTAACCCTCGTTCTTCTTCTTCAGCCTTTAAATCTTCATAGCGCATGATCAAACCAGAGGGTAAACGTATACCGTTAACTTCTGGTCGCACACTTAGCACTCCACCTTTACCTAACCCGTACCTATCTCCTTGGTACATACCCATCAAGACGTTCTGCGCTTGCCTCCATAAGTTTGTAATGTCGCCGTTAGCTGAGCGATACACATCTATAATACGTTTACATTCGTCTGCCTCTACCTCAACTCCCATACCTTTAAGCTGATCTTTAAACCTAACGGAACCCATTCCATATCCTGCGCCAAGGATAGTAGTCTTACCAATGAATCGTTCGGCGGCACTTACATCTGCTTCCTTCTTACCGTATATAGAACCTGCCATTTTCTTATACACGTCTTCGCCCCGGGCAAAAGAGTTAACTAGGTTAACTTGTTGTGCTAACCAAGCTAACACGCGGGCTTCTATCTGGGCAGAGTCAGCTTCAATCAGGGTGTAGCCTTCGGGGGCGCAAATACATGCTTTCAGTACCTTGGCATTAGGCCCACGAGAGGGTAGGTTCTGTAAGTTTATCTTGTCAGAGCCGCCCCATCTGCCTGTATGTGCAGCGTAGTACCGAATTGGTACGGGCATTGTGCCTCGCACCCCTATACCGATGAACCGCTCGGTGCGTGTCTCTTCTAGTGTACTCTTCAGTCCTATACGTGCTGCTATTAGGGCTTGTACGCGGGGGTCTTCATGTTCTTGTAGGGCTTTAAAGGCTTCGTCAGACTTAGCAAAAGCAAACGCTTCTTTGCCTGTACGTAAACTTGTTTTCATTGGTGGCACAACCCCCAGCGACTGAAGTGCTTTAGCGAACTTAGGGTTAGACATCAACTCGGATTTCTCTATACCGCATTCTTCTAGTAGCTTTTCTTTCTGGTCTTTAAGTGTATCCAGATGGTCTAGTAGTCTTGCAGTATTTAGTTCTAGTAAGGGGTCAATAAACATACGCAAGGTCATGTCTATAACCTTAAGTTCTTTCTTAGGAAATACTTTTAAGAATATATCGAACAACTTATAAGTAAGCTCAGTATCTTGTATGCAGTAGTCTCCGTAACTGGAGAGGTCATCGTCTGTAAAATCGGCACGGTGTTTACCCAGTGCGTTACCTACTTCGTCCCCCTTCTCTCCTATCTCGTATAGGTCTGCTAAAAATTTGAGCGACCCACCCACTTCTGTACCGTGCAAAGCACGCCCCATACATAACGTATCAAGGAACAGCTTAGGATGTATATCGAATATCCAACTAAGAATAGCACCATCAAACACAGTGTTATGAGCCAGTACAGCACAGTTTGTCCAATCGTAATTGGCATGTAGATAATCTTTAAGAGCATCGTGATCTCCGCTTAACCAAGAGGTGTCCCCTCCATTAACCTTTACTGACAGTCCTATTATTTCGAACTGCTCGTGCCTTATGTACTCTTCGGTCGTTAACTTACGTAAAGAAAACTGTTTGTCGTAATAAGTTTCAAAGTCTAACGTTATTATGTCCACTAATTTGTTCCTTGTCTCTTGTACACTCGCCCACCAGAAAGTAGGTAGGTCTTTCCGTTAACCTTTAGCCGTATGACCCGCGACCCTACTTCTAATTCAACCGGCTCAGTTAATAAAACTCCGTCATGGATAGCGTGGTTAGCTAAGATTTGAAACCGTGTATCGCTTAAGTCGCCAAGTCTTGGGTTGGGGTTAGTCATCTTTGTCTTCTTACCCTTCACGTTCTTCCAATAGTGCACATCCCGTTTAGATGTTTCGATTGCCCAAACGTCTATCCGCTTTCCGGTTTCTGATGTACGCATTCCTGAAGTGTCGAACCCGGCTACAAGCCTAAGCCCGTTACTACCTGTTGTTGCTTGTGCAAAGTTTCCCATTTTCTATACCTTTTTATTATGGCTTATTTTTGGATTCCAGACGCGCTCTCTTAGTATTGCTTCCTCAAAGTGACAGCAGCTTAAACAGTACCACCCTACCCTCTCTTTCTTTATTGGATTAATGGCTTCTTTTGATTTCTTGCTACACTTGGGGCACACGTTAGTGCTTAGATCATCTGGCATCTAAAGTGTCCTCAATTCGTTTTGCTAACTCTTCTAACCTATCAACAACCTCAAGCAGTTGTTGGCCTAGCTCAACTATTTCTTGTGCGTCGTCTTCATTAAATTCTATTGTAACTTTCATTCGTCGTCCCATGTAGACATAGCTTCATCGGCTGCGCGGTCAGCCATCTCTTGCTTGCGCTCTTCTGGAGATACGTAGTCTTCCTCCTGTGTTAGCAGGTACTCTTCTAGCTCTACCGTTACTCTGTCTCTGCTCATCAGTGTGTCTCCTTAGTTATTCCGTCCCATGCTTCATCCATCAGTTCGATAAAGTCTTCTTTGTGCATTCCGTTAGATTTATTTATCTTTATGAGTATAGCGCTCAGCGTTACAGACACCAGTGCTACTGCACCGGGTTCTTCCTCCACTTGATCAGTAATACACTCAATAATCTTTTCTTCTAAGTTTTTAAGTTTGCTGTTCATTCTTATTCTCCTAGTTAATTAAGCGCGTAATCTGTAGAGTGCGCTGCCCCACCTATTCAGAACACCTACACCTTACAGAGCACGACTAGCCGTTACGTAGCTTCCTCGACGCAGACAAGAAACTGGATAGACACTTACAGTGGTGTAAATACCTTTGTCTTCCTTCTGCATTGCGGGTGTTTTTATAGCCTACCCACCGCCCGCTGGGGTATCCGGGGGAAGCAAAGAACCCCCGTAATTAACATTCCCCGTAAGAGTTGGCGTAACCGCCTTCACAATCGAGGGGTAAGTCTAACGCCCACTCGGGTCGCAACTTCATTGAATCTTCTACGTAAGTCATAGCTTCTTTTACTTCGCTTATGGGGGCTATACACCCTATGGCATCGTGTACCGTCATGACAACTTTATAGCGCTCTGCGACACGTAACAGTTGCTCGCCAATAACTATACGAGCTAATGCTTGGCATACATTTTCAATAACCTTACCGCCGTATATGCGGTTGGGTATAATAGCGCGACCTCGCTTAGTGTCATACACAACTTCTACTCGCCCGTCTTCTTCGTTTCTTTCTTTCCTTAGGTTGGGGTACTTAACGTATAAGCCGTTAGGGAGTTTAATCCCGTTGTCAGTATCTACAACTAAAACCCCTTC